GAAGTTGATATACAACAACGCATTGCGGCCAGAACTATCAATGCCACAGATGCAAATGTGATTGGTCGTCGTGGCGGCCACAGCATTGTGATGGATGATGGCAATATCAACAACAAAGACAATCTTGTGCGTGTTCGCACAGCTGGTGGCCATCAAATCACCATGAGTGACGACGGCAACTTCTTATACATCATTCATGCCAATGGACAAACTTGGTTAGAAATGGGCCAAGAAGGCACACTTGATGTGTATGCTACCAATTCAGTCAATGTTCGCACACAAGGAACAATTAACCTTCATGCAGACAAAGACATCAACATGTTTGCTGGTGCTCGAATCAATATGAAAAGTATGGAAGGCACAACCGTGGAATCTGAAAAGAAATTGACGTTCTTCAGCACAGAAGAAACCGTTCTGTACAGTAAAGCTCGTATTGCTGTCAAAGCAGATGGCAGCCTAGCATTGGTCAGCAACAACGGATCGTGGAACGCTGGATCTGCTATGGTATTGCAAGCAGGCGGCATTGATCTCAACGGAGGTTCTGGAGAAAATGTAGATGCACCCAAGAAGTTGGAAAAATATGTAATGCCCGAAACAGAATTTAACAACGCCACCGGTTGGCAAATTTCTTCTTCAGGATTAGAAAGCATTGTGACTAGAGCTCCCACACACGAACCGTGGCCGTTTCACAATCAAGGTGTCAGTGTAGAAATACCAATGGAACCTGGACAACCAACTACTCCACCAAACACTCCGTCACTGCCTGCAGGATTTACAGGAACAGTATCATAACATGGCTAAATTTACTTTTAATCTTCCCAACGGATTGTTGTTCACACTAGAAGCTCCTGCTGGAACCACTGCATTTGAAGCTGAACGAGTTTATCTTGAACAGCTGGCAGCCGGCGCATTTGTTGGCTTAAAATCTGGTGACACCTTGCAGTCGCCAACCACGACCGGTGTTCAATTTTCTCTGTCACGGCTTGACAGAGAAACAGCCGGCGTTCCAGATGTTCCGTTGCTGGCCATTTACGGCGACGCAATAGTGTCATCGTTGCCTGCATTGAGAGATGTGCCAATCAACAATGGCATTACAGTGTCTGATTATGTGGACACCGCAGTGGTAACTGCGTCAATAGGCCCGCTGACCCCGACTAATGTTCAAGCAATTATGGCAGCAGTTGCTGCCAGTGTATGCCAACCGGCTGATGTTATAACAAACGAACTGGGTGTGGGCAAGTATGGTTTTAATGCAGAGCAGTTGGAAGCAGCTGGGTATCTAAAACCCGGAACAACCACAAGATTTTTACAAGGACCATGCTGATGGCCACTTTACCAAATATTCCTGGATTACCTAACTTACCGGCTTTTACAGGTATACCTAATCCAAGCAATTTCGCCAGTGTGTTGAACAGCCCCAGTGTATGGACCGGCAAAGATGGTGTTGCCGGAGTAAATGCTCTGCTGTCAAATCCAGCACTGCAAGATAAAATTCAATTTGGACTTATGAAATCCAGTTTTGATACTTTGGTTGAAACTGGCCAAATCAAAACACCCGGTGTTAATTTAACTCCGCCGATTGGACAACTGTATGATGCTGCTGCTAATTTTGGCAAAAATTTAATATCAGCATCTGCCGGATTGGTACGGGCACCAGAAGCATTGAGCAAATTATCCACCAGTGGATTAGAAAGTTCATTGTCCTCGCTGGAATCTAAATTGTCAGGCCTGGCAGGTAAGTTAGAATCAGCAGTGAGCGGCGGCATTGACGGCATTGGCAGCGCTGTCAGCAGCATTGGCAGCAGTTTGAAAGGCGGCGCTGCTGGTATCAGCGCAAGCATCACTTCAGCAGTCAACGCATTGAATGACCCCAATGCTCCGCCCTATACCGGCGATGACCCAGTTATAAGAGCACGCCTGGGCCTGCCTGCAATAACTCAAGCAGGAGCAGATGTACTGGGCAGCGCCAGCGCAGCAATTGCATCTAACAGAGGAATGGCAGATCTTGGTGGCCTGTTGGCCAATTCTAGCAAATTTGGAGTTGGCACTGCCACAGCCTGGGCCAAAGGAATTGAAAGTTCAGCAGGTGCAGCAGGGCTAGATGTCAACAGTGTAGAAGGTGTTGCCAGCAGTCTCAAAGGCCTTGCCAGTGGATTTGAAAGTTCAGTCAGCGGCCTAGCAACATCCAGTGGCATTACCGGTGCCATTGGCAATCTAAAAGGATTTTCAAACGCAAATGCTGCTTTTGCTGCTGACTTTGCTGCAAAAGCAGAAGCATTAAAACCACAATTGGATTCATTGGCCAAACAAGGACAGTTTGCTGTTAATTTTAGTGATTTCAAATTGCCTGCTGCGGTAGCAGGTGTTATTCCCGCCGCCGGGTTCAAGGGCACAGTGGACAGAGCAACATTGAATTCGGCAGTTGGTAAACTGGTCGGCAGTAGTAAAATACCTGCACAGCTTTTTAGCCCACAGGCAGTTGATATTGCTGCGTTAGAAACCGCAGCACTACAAGCAAAAGCAGCACTTAACGGAAGCATCCCAGGCGGCATCAGCGGCTTTGCAAGAAACTCTGATGCGTTTGTTAAATCATTGGGAGATCCCAACGCACCGCCCTACACCGGCGACGATCCAATTATTAGACAACGATTAGGGCTACCACCAATACAGTCAGCCTAACTGAGTAAATACAACATGACAACATTTATAGGATTCAACACAATAGGGCAAACAAAAAAATTTACATTGGTAGATTTTGAATTGGTCAAACGCGATCTGCTGAATGCTCTCAATATACAGCAAGGACAACTGCCAGGCCGCCCGGGGTATGGTACATTGATATACAGTTACATATTTGAAAATCAAACACAAGATACTGAACGGGCTATATTGGCAGAAATACAGCGTGTGGCCAGTTTAGATCCAAGAATTTTTATACAGTCAGCTGCTATGTTTCCACAAGAGCACGGCATATTGGTTGAACTACAAGTGATGATGGTTCCGGGACAAACAACTGAATTTTTAAGTGTGTATTTTGATCAACAAACCGCCAGTGCAAGTTACGCATAATGCCCACACATAAACTGGGCGGTTTATTATCTCCATAAATAATCTACAAGATGGATTATTATGGCAAAAACTACTAGACAAACCGCAGTATTTGGTGTTGAAGATTGGAAAAGAATCTACCAAACTTACCGCGAAGCCGACTTCCAAAGTTATGATTTTGAGACTCTGCGCAAGAGTTTTGTTGACTATGTACGATTGTACTACCCGGAAACATTCAATGACTATATTGAGTCATCAGAATTTATTGCCATACTGGATGTGATGGCATTTATGGGCCAGTCATTGGCCTTCCGCACAGATCTAAATACTCGCGAAAATTACCTAGACACTGCTGAACGCCGTGACAGCGTGGTTCGCTTGGCCAATTTGGTAAGCTACACACCCAAGCGCAACACCGAAGCAAATGGATATCTCAAGGTGTTTTCTATACAAACAACAGAAAATGTTGTGGACTACAATGGCATCAACTTGGCCAACATCACTGTCAACTGGGCCGACCCTACCAATTTTGATTGGCAAGAACAGTTCAATGCCATTATAAATGCTTCATTGATAAACACTCAGCGAGTTGGGCGTCCCGGTAATAGAACTGCAATTCAAGGCATTCGCACTGATGAATACACAGTTAATTTAGTTCCGGGTTTTCTACCAGTACTGCCTTACAGCGCAGTGGTAGACGGTATCAACATGCCATTTGAAGCTGTCAGCGCCACTGCCACTGGCCTTCCGGCCGGCGTTGAATATGTTTATGAACCAAGTCCGGTTCCCAACGGACAATTTGGTATGTTGTTCCGCAACGACCAACTGGGTTTTGCATCAGCCAATACCGGATTCTTTTTCTTATTCAAACAAGGCGTACTGCAAAATCAAGATTTTAATTTGGCCGAGCGCATTGCCAACCGATCAGTTAATATCAATATTGAAGGTGTCAACAACACCGACCGCTGGTTATATCAATTGGACAATGTGGGCAACATTGCTCGTGAATGGGCCTTTGTTGAAAGTGTATACACAGCAGCAGCCGAACAACAAAGTGGCCTACGACCATTGTATTCAGTTACCAGTCGAGCAAGCGACCAAATCACATTGAACTTTGGTGACGGCGTGTTCTCAGAAATTCCGGTGGGATTTTTCCGTGCATATGTTCGTGCATCAAATGGATTGCAATATATCATCAATCCAGAAGAAATGCAGAGTGTGATATTGAGCATTGCCTACATCAGCCGCACTGGGCAGAATGAAACATTGACAATCACCTGTGGTATCACAGAGCCAGTGAGTAATTCTCTTGCTCGTGAAAGCATTGACGAAATCAAACAACGAGCTCCAGCTCGTTACTACACGCAAAATCGCATGGTCAATGGTGAAGATTACAACAACTTCCCGTTCACTCAGTACAATTCAATTATCAAATCCAAAGCACTGAACCGTGCGTCGATCGGTACCAGTCGTTATCTTGATCTGGTTGACAATACTGGCAAGTACAGCAGTACCAACACATTTGGCAGCGACGGTGCATTGTACAAATCAAATGAATTGCCAACATTTCTATTTAGTTGGTTGACAACCAACGACATCAGTGATGTATTGACCAATAGTGTTGAACCAATATTAGCCACCGAAGCTATAACACAATTTTACTATGCAAACTATCCAAGACCAGCGTTGACACCATTGGCAGTGAGTTGGAACCAGAGTACAACACTGGCAAATGAAACTACTGGTTATTTTAAAAATGCAGCTGGTATTCCTATTTCTGTAGGAATCTATGCCAGTAACAACATGAAATATGTTCAAATTGGTAGCTTGATTAAATTTAGATCGCCAACTGGCTATTATTTTGATGCCAACAATAGATTGGTGTTGGGTATTCCTACCAGAGCTGACGAAAAATTAACCATATGGGCGGCGGCTACGGCGGTATATCTTGACGGAACAAATCAAGGGCTGGGTAATTTTACCAATGGGCTAGGCCCAGTAGTACTCAACAACTATGTGCCTACTAACTCTCAATGTGTTGAGGTAATTCCGTTATTTGTAACCGACCTAGGCACAACTGTTAGGCAAAATGCACTGTCTCAAATTGAATTGTATCGCAATTTTGGTCTTGGCTACAACAATTTGACCAGCACATGGTATTTAATTACTGCCACTAACCTTGCAGTTGGTGCTGACTGGAGTGAATCTTATGCTGGTGACACTTCGGGCGCAAATCTAGATGCCAGTTGGGTTGTGCAATTTGTTACCAATGGCGAATCATACCAGGTAACCACTAGAGCATTGAATTATTATTTTGGTAGTGTACTTGAAACAAGATTCTTTTTTTATGGTGACGAACAAATTTATGACAGCCGCACAGGTACAGTCATTCGCGACTTTGTAAGAGTATTAAAAACAAACAGTCGTCCTGACTCTAATTTGCCACTTGATAGTGACATCACAATGCGTATCATAGGCCAGCCTGTGCTACCCGACGGGTTTGTGGATGATTACCAAGTGTTGGTATCCTGGCAAGATAGAGACGCCGACGGCGTGCCGGACAATCCAGATTTCTTTGACGAAATTGTTGCACCAGCAGTAGACCCCGATCACAAATTGGTATTCTTCCAACGCATTGTGGACTTTGATAATCTTGAACGCTATGTGCTGATAGGTCACACCGTAGTATACCACCAGCTTGCAACATTGGATGACATCACTTTAGAAAAATCACAATACGTTGTTGGTCAAGTGTTTTATGCCTACACTGATGAAGTATTTTATATTTTGACATTAACAGCAACTGGAACAACTTCGTTGGTAGTGACCAATGATTACCAAGTTCGTATTGGCCGCCAAGATCTATATTATCAGTATCGTCACAACAGTGCGCTGACCAATCGCATTGACCCGGGTTCGACCAACATTATTGATTTGTATGTGGTCACACAAGATTACTATACTGCTTATAGAAATTACATTGTGGATTCTACCAACACAATACCGGCACCTGTGCCACCCACAATTGATGCGCTAAGTACAGAGTATGCAGGATTACAAAATTATAAAATGATTTCTGACAATGTAATTGTAAACCCAGTTCAGTTCAAGCCATTGTTTGGTGCCAAAGCAGCAGAACAATTGCGAGCAACTATCAAAGTTATTCGCGCCAGTAACTCAACTGCATCAATCAGTGAGATAAAGAGCAATGTTGTTGCCAACCTAGATGCATACTTTGCAATTGCAAATTGGGATTTTGGTGATACATTTTATTTTTCAGAACTGTCGGCCTACCTGCATCAACAGTTGGGCAGCATAGTGAGTTCAGTAGTATTGGTTCCAGTAGATCCACAAAAAAGTTTTGGTGATCTATATGAAATTAGATCCGCGCCCAATGAAATTTTTGTTAATGCAGCCACGGTGGCCGACATTGTGGTAATCGAAGCATTGACCAGTACCAATCTTAGAACTGCCCCGGGCAGCGGAGTTACCTTTGCTGTTGGCAGTAGCAGTACAAGCAGCAGTTCCACTGGCAGCAGTTCTAGCGGTGGCGGCAGCTACGGCAGCAGCAGTTCCACTGGCAGCAGTTCTAGCGGTGGCGGCAGCTATGGTGGAGGATCATATTAATGGCAAAAGTGAGAACAGTAGATTTCTTACCTGAAATATTTCAGACATCTACCAACAAGCAATTTTTAGCTGCCACGTTGGACCAACTGGTTCAAGAACCTCAGTTTAAAAAGACACAAGGATTTGTTGGCCGACGTGTTGGACCCGGGGTCAATGCTAACAATCGTTATGTAGTGGAACCTACTGCAACCCGCACAAACTATCAGTTGGAGCCGGGTGTTATCATGCTGAAACCCGACAGCGACACAGTTGAAGACGCTATCACATATCCTGGCATCAGTGATGCATTGGCCACGCAAGGTTCGTTTATCAACAACAGCGATAGACTCTACACCAGCGAATACTATACTTGGAATCCGCAAATTGACTTTGATAAATTTGTAAACTTCAGTCAATATTATTGGTTGCCCAGCGGCCCGGACAATGTGGACGTTGGGGCCACTGCTGTTCCGTTAATGGCTGATTATACAGTTACTCGTGAAAATGGCGTATATACTTTTTCTAATTATTCTACAAATAACCCTGCAATCACCCTGGTGCGCGGTGGTAACTACACATTTAATGTAGCACAAAACCAAAAAGAATCAGTCAACTTCCGTGTTAGCAGCAGCGGCATATCTGCATATGTGATTGATTATGTTCCAAATCCTGCGTTGACTTTGGTGCGCGGCAACACCTATGTGTTTAATTTAAATCTTGATACAGCGTCACCGTTCTGGATCAAGACTGCTCCAACCCAAGGCACTGGCAATCAATACAACACAGGTGTCAGTCGCAACGGTTCACAAACCGGCAACATCACATTTACTGTGCCGCAAGATGCGCCGGATAATTTATATTATGCCAGCGAAACACAGTTTAACATGCAAGGAACATTTACCATTGTGGATGGAACTCCGGGCACTGGTCCGGGATTCTGGATTCAAATGACGCCCGGTGTCGAAGGAACACTGCCGTGGGCCCCAAACATCAGCAGTAGAGATGTGTTGGGAGTATTCAACAACGGCGAAGATCTGGGCTTAGTACAATTCAATGTACCACTGGTCACTGCACAGAGTTTTTATTACACATTATCCAGTATTGGGTCGGTTGATTTAATAACTACTCTAACGTTTGAACAAATCAACAATCAATTCTTAACTGAGTTCTTCACACAGAATCCCGCCGGCATTGACGGCATCACCAATTTAAATGGTCGCACAGTTGCATTTGTCAACAATGCCGATGCTGATCAAGGTGGATGGGAAATTACTTCACAATTTGATCCGTTGCTCAATGTGGGCAGTGTTCAGTCCGGCATTGGTAGTTTTGATAGCATTCCGTTTGCACAAGCAACTCCGTTGACTGAATCACAACGCTACGGCGTATGGCAAATTGAGTACATTACTACCACAGGTGGCCAACAGTATATGCAGTTGAACAGTGTGTTGCCTGTTGAGAATTTAGAAAAATTCAATGTGCTGTTTGGAACAGAATATTCCAGTACTGAATGGTATAAAAATGCCGACGGAATATTTGAACAAATTCCGTTGCTGACAGCAATTAAAGATGTGTTGTATTATCAAGACGGCACAGATCCAGAAATATTTGGCCAAATTCGTTTGATCAATCAAGATCAAGCCAGTACGATCTTCATCGAAGACATCATTGATCAGACATCGTACACCAGTCCCAATGGTATAGTGTTTACCAATGGACTCAAAGTTCAATTCCGTGGAACCACATTTCCTGCCAGCTACGAAAATCAAGAATACTATGTGGAAGGAGTAGGTACAGCAATTAAATTATTGCCTGTTGTTAATTTTGTAACTCCCGAAACATACACACAAAACTCCAGCATTCCGTTTGACAGTGTTGGATATGACATTGGTAACTATGATGCCACAGACAATGCTCCGTTAATTCAAGATTATTTGACAATTAATCGTGCAAGTCCAGATCTAAATGCGTGGTCGCGATCTAATCGTTGGTTCCATATTGATGTCATCAACACCAGTGCTGCATATAATAATACCACAGCAGTTTTAGACAACAACTTTAGAGCCAAGCGGCCAGTGATAGAATTCTTTGCTGGCACTAAATTATTTGGATTTGGTACAGAAGGTAAACAACCGGTCAACATTGTTGACTTTAACGCCACTGATGCACTCAGTAACATCAATGGCTCCCTTGGCTACAGCACTGACGGATATACATTTATCAATGGTAGTCGTGTTATTTTTGCAAACGATTCAAATTTACAAGTTCGAAATAAAATATACGAAGTAACATTCATTGAACCCGACACAGTTAATCCTTTGATTACCCAGCCTATAATAAATTTAGTTCCTGCTGCCGATTCTGTTGTGCTGGTCAATCAAACAGTGGTTGCCTTGAACGGATTGACACAGCAAGGTCTGAGTTACTACTTTGATGGAGTCGACTGGCTACTGGCACAAGAAAAAACTGCCACTAACCAAGCACCGTTGTTTGATGTATTTGATTCTGCTGGCGTAAGTTTTAGCGATCAAACAACATATCCTAGTTCTACATTTGTTGGAAGTAAACTATTCAGCTATGCCGTTGGCAATGGCACAGCAGACCCAGTGTTGGAATTTCCTGTGCGTTACTTGAGCCTTGCCAACATTGGTGATATTGTATTTGATAATAATTTATACACTGACACATTCAACTATGTAACCGGCACTTCTGGTGTAGTGGGCAATGTCAGCAATGGATTTGTGTATCAATACAGCAATCGTGTTTTGTACGCTCGTAAAATCGGGTGGGATGTTGCAGTAACACCAAGTCAGATTCGTCAACAATTCCAATTTACCTACAACGGCACACCGTTGCAATTGGATATTGTTGTTCCTGTTAATACAACAGTGCCAGCTGTTATGTTGTATGTGGCCAATGAATTTGTGTTACCTTTGGATTACACAGTTACAACAACCGCAACTACAACTATAATTACACTTGCCAAAATTTATGTGCCGGGTTCAGTGATTGAAGTACAAGTACTGAGTGATCAAGTTAGTGCAACGGGTTTTTACGAAGTTCCTGTCAACTTGGAAAACAACCCTCTCAATGCCAACAGTGAAGTGTTTACCCTGGGCACTGTGCGAACACATTACGAAAGTATTGCAGAAAATCTCATCAACTTCAGTGGCAAAATTAACGGATCTAACAACACTAGAGACCTAGGCAACATTGGTCGCTATGGCACAACTATACTGCAACAAAGTTCTCCAATGACTTTGGCCGGGTTCTTTATGAGAGAACCAGAATATAACATTTTTAAATCGCTAGAGTTCAACGATAGAGAGTATAATAAATTTAAGAATAGAATGTTGGCAGCATCCATTCAAAGTGAATGGGGCACATTCACCACCAGTCAAATACTTGACTCGATCATCACGGATTTAAGTTTGGGCAAAACCAACATAAACAGTTTTTTCTACAGCGACATGATACCAAGTGGCAGTGTGTACACAGAAGTTGTTCACACTGTGACACCAATTACCACAGGTATATTTGACACAGTTCAGACATACACATTTACATCTGCTAACTTTTTAGGATTGTTAGTTTACCTAAACGGCAATTTGTTAACATTGAACTATGATTATACCGTGGCCACAGATGGTCCACGGATTGATGTTGATGTGCCATTGGCTGTGGGCGATCAAGTTACTGTTCGAGAATACGCCACAACCACTGGCAGTTTTGTTCCCAATACTCCTACCAAGATGGGATTGTACGCAGCTTACAAACCACAAATGTATCTGGACACAAACTATGTCAACCCCACCGTGGTTATTCGTGGGCACGATGGCAGCATCACTGTTGCATTTGGTGATCTGCGCGACGACGTATTGCTAGAATTTGAGCGTAGAATTTTTAACAATTTAAAAACTCAAGACAATCCAGTGCCATTGATAGCAGAGGATGTAATACCCGGATACTTCCGCACAACAGATTACACTGCTGCTGAAATTACAACCATACTTGGCGAAAGTTTCTTGACCTGGTGCGGCCAAAATAGAATTGATTACAAAACTCAGCAGTACATCAACACCAATGAGTTCACTTACAATTACAGTCAAGCTGGCGACAAACAATACAACCTGCCATTGTTGGGTGGCTGGCGCGGAATTTATAGAGATTTTTATGATACCCTGAGCCCGTCTACTACGCCGTGGGAAATGCTTGGGTTTAGTCAACAGCCGGTGTGGTGGACCAATCGTTATGGTCCTGTTCCTTACACCGGGGATAACTTGGTGTTATGGGATGATATACAAGCCGGCTATGTGGCTGATCCTGTAGCACCGTATATTATTCCAAAATACAAACGACCAAACTTGTCAACATTCTTTATTCCTACTGGATCAGAAGGAGCACTACTGTCTCCATTGGACAGTGTGGTTGGAGTATACGATCCCAATGCTTTCCGCAAGAGTTGGGTGGTTGGTGATGGCGGGCCTGCCGAAGCTGCATGGTGGATGAGCAGCAGTTATCCGTTTGCTGTCATGCGTTTGTTGGCATTGACACAACCAGCTAAATTCTTTAGTTTATTTGCAGATCGCGATCTTTACAAATACGATGCCGATCTAGAACAATATCTATACAATGGTCGTTACAGACTGGATGCCAATGGTGTTCAAGTGTACGGCGGCCATGTCAACCGTGTTAATGGGACTGTTACTCCTGTCAGCAAAGCCAGTTACATCAACTGGATTGTGGATTACAATCAACAGTTGGGTATCAATTCAACAGATGCGTTGGAA